GGGGAGCATCAAAGAAAACTGTGGATCAGGCGATTAAAACTGCAACTGATAAGGCAAAGCCAACAGTAAGCGGAGCTTCTAAATTAGGTAAGCTTGCTAGAGGTGCGAAAGCATTATCTGTAGCAGGACTGGGTCTTAATGTAGCAGACGCGGGCGCAAAAAACTTGGCGGATCGTGTGCCATCAAAACAAACTGAGCGTGGCAAGAGACAGCTTGGAGCGGCAAAAGAAGCGGCGGTCAAGACAATGTCTAAGAACACTGAAAGGGATGCTAAGACGAATCAGGCTAAGCGTGTTGCAGAGCGTAACGCCCTGAAGAACATGGCTGACAAGAAGCGCGTAAACGCGGCAACTCAAGCAAACAAAACTGATAATCAGCGCAAGAGTTTAGAGCAAGATAAAAAGCTTGTAGATGCGGCTACTAAAACACGTAAGACGGATGCGGCGAGATATAACGTAGGTAAGTCTCAGGGCGGAGTTTCTTTTAAAGAAGCGTTTGCTCATTTCCGAAAGAAGGGTGCCAAGACTTTTACTTGGAACGGTAAAAAGTACACTACGGAGTTAAAGAAGTAATGCCATTATCCATTAAATTATCAGACGAAGAAATCAAGAAACTGTCTCCCAAAGAGCGCGAAAAATACATGGAAATGCGCAGGCGTTTAAAGAGCAAAAAGCCATCAAAAGCAAAACGCCCCGAACAATTCAACAAACATCGTGACCCCGGTGCGGATGATCGCATGAAAGAATTTGAGCGTTCTTTACGTGCCGCAGGGCTTGCAAAAGGTGGATATGTTAATTGTGGTGCATCCATGAAGCCAACTCAAAAGATGAGTAAGGGCGGGTACGCCAAGAAGAAATAATGTCCATAACTTCTTATCCTCGTTTATCTACAGCATCATACTTCTTTCAGGTTGGCTTAGGCGAAGTATCTGGAACTAGCTATATACACAAGTTTGGTGCTGTACCTGAGATGTCTAACAATACATCAGGCAGTATATGGGACGTAAGCGATACCCTTTACCCGTGGTCTAGTTGGAATACTCCTACTACTGTTCTTGTGGACAGAGCAAGCACCTCAGACGCAAACAAACAAATACGCATTGAGGGACTAGACCAAAACTACGAGCTTATCAGTGATACAGTAACACTGGCTAGCGCAACTGGAAACTCTTCTACTGTTTCATTTAGTCGCGTATATCGTGCTTATGTAGTAGGAGCCGTATCAGAAAACGTTGGTAACATAGATATTCGTGTTTCTACTGCTGTAGTAGCTAGAATTACCGCAGGTAAAGGCCAGACACTAATGGCTATATATACAGTCCCTGCAAATCATACCGCCTATCTTATGAAAGGGGTTGCTACCTGTGAAGCGAATGCAGACTTTTCAGGTGACATGTATGTACGTTACTTCGGCAGTGATGCATTTAGAATAGGTCATGCATTTGAAGTATCAGGATCTGGTGGAGAGTATTTGTATGAATTTACAGTACCAATTGCAATACCAGAAAAATCTGACATAGATGTACGTGCAACTACCCGCTCTAACAACGCCCGTGCTACAGCGGCCTTTGATATTATTTTAGTAGAGAACGACTAATGGCTACTAACGGCGTAAAGAATCGCACCTTAGCTGAAATCCTCACAACTAGTTATCAGGACGTATACACTGTACCTGATCACTTCTTATCAAAGGTTTGGAGTATTGTTATCTCCAATAAAACAGATTCACCTAAAACTTTTTCCTTAGAGTGGTACGATTCTAGTGCTTCTCCCGTTGTGTACTACGCAATTGCAGGAGATGTAGAAATGAAGAAGAATAGTATTATTCAGATTGATGAAGTTATGTATTTGCAATCCGGTCACAAGATTAGAGCAAAGGCTAGCGATGCTAGTGCAATAACTGTATCAGTTTCTGTTGAAGAAACATTCCGCTTGTCGGAGATATAAAATGGCTACACGCAGTCAGACTAAAAAGAAGACTAAGCCAAAGAGTAAAGTTAATGAAGCCGGTAACTACACAAAGCCTTCCTTACGAAAGCGTATATTTGAAAGGATTAAAGCAGGCGGCAAAGGCGGCGCACCGGGACAATGGTCAGCAAGAAAAGCTCAGATGCTCGCAAGAGAATATAAAGCGGCAGGCGGAGGCTACAAGTCCTAATGGCGTTAGCAAAAAGTCAGAAGTCTCTGAAAAAGTGGACCAAACAAAAATGGCGGACCAAAAGCGGGAAGCCATCAACGCAGGGGCCAAAAGCAACAGGAGAGCGTTATCTGCCCTCCAGTGCGATAGCGGCTCTGTCGGACAAAGAGTATGCCGCTACTACGAGAGCCAAACGCAGGGGCACGAAAGCGGGCAAACAGTTTGTAAAACAGCCTAAAAAGATAGCAAATAAAACGAGAGCACACAGGAAAGCATAATGGCTAGACAACTCACAGAAAAACAGCAGAAGTTCCTTGATGTCCTTTTTGAAGAGGCACGTGGTAGTGTTGTTGAAGCTAAAAAGCTAGCAGGCTATTCCCCTACACAACACACTGCTCAGATTGTATCATCTCTCAAAGATGAAATCTTGGAGCGGACGAACATGTATCTTGCTCAGAACGCACCCCGTGCGGCAATGGCAATGACAGGAGCTTTGATTGATCCTACAGAACTTGGCATTAAAGAGAAGATGGTAGCGGCAAAAGAAGTGATGGACCGTGTGGGTATCATTAAGTCTGAGAAAATTCAGGTTGAGGCAACAGGCGGTGTTATGTTGTTACCTCCTAAGCGCACAGAAGAAGACGATTAATGCCTGCAATCCTAGATCGTTTAGTTAAGCAACTGAGAGATAAAGGGCTGTCAAAAAGTGCGGCGTATGCAATTGCAACAAAGAAACTGCAGGAAACAGGCAGTTTAAAGAAGGGAACGCAGAAGCCCACTAAGAAAGGTGTAGTGCAT